TTATTAAAATACCCTGTTTATATAAACAATCGCATATAAACTGAATATTCCTATCAAATATGTCATCGGCCGCATTTGTTGCTGCTGCTACAGGGGATGACAAAGGATAATATCTTAAAATATAATCTATTAATATTTTGAAATCCTCTGCAGTTATTTTTAAATATAGAGATATTGTGCTTTTATTTATATCCTTATAATCAATATCTAATTTATCAATTACTTTTTGCAGTGCTTTCTTAGCAGTAGCATTCGCAGCCCCTACAGCATCAGCATCAGCTGCCCCTACAGCATCACCATCAGCAGCATCAGCAGCATCTCCAGCATCAGCATCTCCAGCATCAGCATTACCTTTATCAAAATTTTTTATTAACAATTCATTGTTATACCTGATAATCTTATTTTTTTTTGCAGCCTCTATTGGGCTTATTAGCAATCCATCTTTATATCTTGTAATATACATTTTATTAATAAATATGTTAGGATATATAATGTTTTTAATAGCATACATTAATATATCATTGTCAATTTGGAAACCCATATTATTTTTTAACATTTCAAAGTCAATATAAGTATTTCTTTTTCCTCTCCTGTCGCCTCCATCATTACCCCTGATATCATTAATTATATTATTTATTTTATTTTTAATACTTACTAAAAGATGCTTATATAATTCACTACGATATCCCTTGTCATTTATTTCAATACCTACAGCATTGTTGACATTGCATTTTGGCTCGCTATTCTCTTCATCGCCGAAATTATACTTGATAAGAGCTCCTTGAGAAGTTTCTATATCAATATTATCTAATTTAAAAAGTGCTTTAGGGAAATAGTTGATATTCTTCATTAAATAGCAATCAATCGCATTATCCATTATTATTTTGTCTATCTTCTTACTTTCAATATACTTGCGCGTTGATATTCTAAAGGCATTTATATCAATGCTTTCTCGCTTCGCATCATCATTGACACTCGCGTGCATAAATACGGAAACATTACGGCTCTCAATGTTTAGCCTATTATGCCTACAGTTGCGAATACCGCGTCCTATAATTTGGTCAGCCCTATTAAAGTGATACCACGGCTCTATTAAATGTATTTCACGAGTATTATAAAAACTCAAGCCTTCGCTTGCTACAGGTGTTATAAGGATAACCTTGATTTTTGAACCATTAAAGTTAGCATCGCTATTAATAATTTTTATTAAATCATCTATTTTTGTAGCTCCCATATACTCCCTTTTATCACTTGTTAGGATACAATATTTAGGGTTGCTAATTCCTTCATAAACCGGTTTATCTTGGACAATATCAGCGTCTTTTAATATATTATTAGTTCCTTCGCGCGTATATCCAAGATGTTCAAGGCATATTGCTATAGGGATTATACCAGATAGTAAAAATCGCGAGTATATTACAACTATACCTTTGGAATTACGAATAAAATTACAGACATTTAAAAATTTTCCTGAATATTTTCCTAAATGTTCCTCATCAGGCATTAAGGCATTTTTATACTTCTCCACATATTTTAATTCTATAGGGTCTGTTTCCTTAGTTTTACTAAAAAAATTAGAAAAACCCTTAATGCCTATATCATTGTCAAAAACAATATTCATTGGTTGAAGTAATTTCATATTATTATTTTGCTTTTCGTCATCCCCTCCTGCCCCTTCTTCTTCACCCATATCAATATCATCCCCATTAATATCAAGTTTTTCCAGCTTATCTATTATCTTTTTCTGTGATTCGCCTAATTTAGATATTACAATATCATCATCTATATTATTCAGCCATTTTAAGCTCTCTTTGTTAATCGCTTTATTACTCGGGTCTTTGACGGGAACAGTTTCTAAAACTTTGATACCGCTATTGCTTGGATTTAATTTCAAAGCAAATGTGAAAGGATTCTTACCCTTCAAATAAGATATATATGTGTTTGACATTTTTTTGATAAGCTCAATCGCTTTTGCATCATCTATATTGAAGGTCTTGTTAGTAAATATTTTTTTGTATTCAGTAATAATATTTAATCTCTTATCATTTATAATTAGTAATTTTAAAAGTTCTAAAATATCTCGCGGTTCGTTATACATAGGGGTTGCAGATAATAATATTAATCTATTATTAACCCCCTTTTCAAGGCAATTCATTAATGCCAAATATGTATCCTTGATTTTTTTATTTGTGCTCCTTATGTTGTGTGCCTCGTCTATTATAATAACCTTGTTTTCTACAATTTTATTAGTATAATTGTCATTAATATATTTGGCAAATCTATCATATGTAAAAATATCATAGCGGGTTTTTAATAATGCCTTCAGCTCGCTTCTAAGCTTCTCTCGGTATTCTTTCATTACCTTCTCATCTTTTATCTTGTCATTAAAGGTAGATTTATAAATATTTAATAATTTTATATAATTTTTTTCAGTGCATTGATTTGATAGCTTGTCAAATGTATCAAAATCATCTATATTAAAGACTTGCGATTTGAAGCTGTTCTTTAATGATTGAGGCATAATAACCCAAATTTTTGGCTCTGTGGTTGTTTGCGAACTTAGCAAGGCCTCTGATATTGTAATAGCCGCACAGGTTTTACCTACGCCAACACCGTGATATAAAAGAAGGCTTTTATATGGAGTTCTATATGATATATATTGACTTACAAAGTGTTGATATAACATCTTGTCAAACTTACCGCATAATTTATTAGATACTGCATCAAAATCCTTAACATTATTTATTTCGGGAAAGTCAGGTATTTTATGAATTGAAAACTCCTTATTATTAGAAATTTTAGAGGTAAAATCTGGGTCATCTAAATCAGGATAATACAATTCAAAGTCTCCCGTTGGTGATTGCTGCGAATGCTGCGAATGCTGCGAATGCTGCGAATGCTGGGACTGCAGGGATTGTCGTGAAGATGAAGAAGATAATTTTGGTGGGGTAGGAGATCTATATGGTTTTATATCAGGTGATTTAGCCGGATTAGCTGGCTTTGGTGGCTTTGGTGGCTTAGCTGGCTTAGCTGGCTTAGGTGGCTTAGGTGGCTTTGGTGGATTAGGTGGCTTTGGCGATGCTTTTTTAGATGATGGTGGGTTTTGGTCAGGTATTTTTTTAGGTCTACCGCGTTTACCTAAAATAAGTTTTTCGCATTTACCTGTGCTTGGATTGCGAACTGATCCTTCCTTGCATAAATTAACACATCTTCCTGTAAGAGGATTTACTTCTTTTCCAGCAGGACAGATATTTGCATTATTTGTATTCATCCCTTCTATTTAGATTAAAGAAGATTTATAATATCAATGTATCATTAATAATATTATGAACTTTCTTAAAAATTTCTATTCTTTCAATATTATGATATTTAATATGCGATAAGACCTCTTCGTATGTTAGCCATTTAATATCCCTTACTTCCCTAACTTGTTCAATACAATTATTATCTAAAAATATTCTTGATTTTTCCTTTACAATTTTTGCGATATAATAAACATGCTTATATAGGATATTATTAGTTCCAAAAAAGATTTCTTGAAAAGGGTTTATATCCTTGATTATCTGGATATCATCTTTGTATAACTGTGTCTCTTCACAAAACTCTCTTACCGAACAATCAATATCACTTTCGCGTATTTTCTTTCGTCCCTTTGGAAATCCCCATTCTTGCTCCAAATAGCTACACTTTACCTTGCTTGATTTCAATACATTTATAAAATTATTATTATTAATTACATAATCAAACTTTGCTTTAGATTCTATATATTCTTTCGTATGCTTAAAAATATTTTGAGATGTTTGACACCAAGTATAATTCCATATAGTATCAAAAGTGTTTTCTAACAGCATTGTCTTCTCATTATCAGTCATATAATCAATAAGCTGCTTAATATAATTGAAATCATTTTGATTATACTTTCCTCTAACAAACTCCATAAATGCCAAACTATCTTTCCGCTGTATCATAATATATTTTATTTCCCCATTTTCTATCTTATAACATATAATACCAAAACTCATTATAGGATGCAAGCAATCCTTGTATAAATGCCCATTTATACCGCAATTTCTACATATTTGTGGGCGAAAATATCCGGGACGCTTAGTATCATCATCTTTATTTTTCATAATTATAAATTAAAACATTAATATATTATATTGATGATTTCTTAAATATGTTTATTATAAATAGAAGCGGTTAATGACAACAATTCAATATTTTCCAAGATTACGGGATTATACAAAAAAAGTTTCTATTTCAAGAAATGGTGTAAGAAAAAATATAGCAGATTTCATATATGAATGGAAGAGCGATGACGACCCCGAAGAATATTTTGAGCTATATGATGGCGACGGTTATTACAGATTAAATTACAAAATTATTACATATTTATTAATTTATCACCAGCCGCTATTTCTTAATCGCGTTTCAAAGGACGAGTTATTAGATTTTATATTGCAAGAACATATTTTTTATAATCCTACAGACACAGTAAAAGAATACAAACAATATATTGAAGATAATAAATTAGATCTTTATATTTTTATTCAAGAGCAATTTAAAAACATACAAATATTATCTAATTCTTTAATATCAGAGACAAAACTACCTACTCTAAATGCGGTCGCCGATACGCCTCGTTATAGTAAATACGGAAAAAACAAAGAAAAATTGGTTTTATTTCGCGGATTTAATTATCCTCGGTATAAAAAAATGCTACGCGACATATATATAGGCAAGGTTATCACAACAGTTTCAATGCTATCAACAACAGTGCAAGAAATTATTGCAATCAATTATGCATTTGATCACGATAGAGATGTTCATAAACAAATTGTATGGAAAATTATTATAGAAAGGAAAATGTTTGATATTTTTAATTACACATTTGTTTCTGAACCCTTTGATATTGACGACAGTTTAGAGACACTTTTTATTGACAATAATATTGAATGCGAATTCTTATTAAACATGGGGGCGTTGTTAGAATGTGTAGCCATTAACATTATTAATGATTTCCCTGGTCGCAAGATACCCGGTTATGATATTAAACCCAAAGAATATACAGAATATACATTTAAATTTCTTGGATGGGATTATGATTATATAGATGTAATTAATAAAAATATGAGTAAATATATTGAGTATCTAAAATAGGCTGAAATTATCTACATTTGATGCAGAATAAGGTGATACATTATCATTCATTTTTGGAGCGCTATTAACATTAGCGGGTGTTCGCATAGCTTCTTTTATAGTATTATTAAAAGCAGTATCTAACGACGATAAATTGTCGGTAGTATCAAACCCAGTATATTCACCATTAGTTGGCGATGAAGGCGGTATTTGATTAGCACTCATATATTGAGATTGTTGAGGATAAGATTGTTGGGTTTGAGGAGGGACTGGAGGGTGATATTGGTTCTGCATAGGCGGCTCTTGGCGTTGTTGAGGCATAGGCGGCTCTTGGCGTTGTTGATGCATAGGCGGCTCTTGGCGTTGTTGAGGCATAGGCGGCTCTTGGCGTTTATGTAAATCATTCTCTTGTTCTTCATAAGATTTCATTATATTTTTAGCATAATTATTGGCGTTAGTATTATCAGTAGTATTGTCAATCTTGTTATTTGCTAAGTCGTCGGTAATTCTTTCATTAGCTAAATCATAGGTAGTCATAGATATGAATAGGGAGATTATAATCATTATACAATAAAATATAATCATAATCGCTAATACCCACGCGAGAGCCCAGCACCACCAGCGAGTATTATAGTTTCCGCCAGTAACTATACAGGTTAGCTCAAATAGAGACATTAATATTGAGGGAATAGTTATTATTATTACAAAGATCACAAATACTATTCGTTGCTCTATAGGTATTTTGCTGCTGGTGAAAAGGATTGATAAACATATTATCAATATAGTTATGAAAAGAGCGACGCCCGCATACTTTGATTGCTCCGAGCCTAAAAATACATCACTTAAATTTGTTGTAGAGGAAGCAGGCATATTATATATATATTCTAATATGATAGAAAGAAAAATAAAAAATGATATTCGTAATTATATAAATATATAATCACAGTATAAATATAAATATGGGCATACCTTATTATTTTTATTCGCTTACGCAAAAATACAATACTATTATTTCAAGTAATAAACCGATAGGCTTGGATACTTATTGCATTGATTTTAACGGTATTATACATAATGTAGCGCAAGATATTATAAAAAAATACAAGGATACTGCAGAAACTGTTAATAACAATAATATTGAAAGCGAGATCATTGAGGGGGTTTGGGAGCGTATTAAATATTATATTGAAAATTATAAGGCAACCAGATATATTATTTGTGCGGACGGCGTTGCTCCGCTTGCTAAGATGTTTCAGCAAAGAAAGCGCCGATATTTAAATATTTATAAAAATATTTTAGATAAAGTTGATATTATTTGGGATACCAATGCGATTACACCAGGCACTCTGTTTATGGAGAAATTAAATACATATATTAGGAGGAATATTAATGATGACAGCAATAAAAACAAAGTAATTTACAGCGGTAGCGATGAGTGCGGCGAAGGAGAGCATAAAATATTCAAAAAAATCAAAGATATGCCAATAGATGACAAAATAATCATTCACGGGCTTGACGCTGATTTAATTATACTATCTCTAATGTCTCATAAGGAAAATATATATTTAATGAGAGAAGTCAAAGATCCTCATACAAATGATACAGTATTCAATTATTTAAATATCAAAGAATTACGCAAAGCAATATTATGCGAATTAAAAAGAAACTGGGATATAACCTTTGAGACCGGTAGCAGCGGCAGCGGAGAAGATAATGATTTAATAGAAACATATTGCACTGCTTGCACTATATTAGGAAATGACTTCATTCCACATTTATTAACCATTGAATTAAAAAACAATGGCATAGATACCCTTCTATCAGCTACAAAAAAGTCTATTAAAACCAATGGATTATTAGTAAATAATGGGCTAATAAATCATAACTGTCTTATTGATATTTTCAAAGATTTAGCAAATACCGAAGATGAAGATATTCATCGTGTATGCGAAAGATATATTAAGAAGAGACCTCCGGATAACAAGAATACGCAGGGCACGCAGAGCACGCAGAGCACGCCGAGCGATTATTATGGGTTAAAAAACAAAGATCCGCTAATAAACACTATTTATAATAGCCCCAATAGATGGCGTCAAGAATATTACAGAATTATATTTGACAATAATATCTCAATTGATTCTACGGTTATGTTTAATGCTTGTAATAATTACATAAAGGGTATCTATTGGGTTTATTCATATTACAAGGGGATGGATATAGATTGTGAGTGGTATTATCCTTACAATTACCCACCTACCATAAAGGATATTCTAAATCACTCAATTGCAAATGATGTTCCCGTGCTAAACTGCAATAACGAGTTTGTCCCTTCATATATTCAGCTATTAATAGTGCTTCCCAAATATAGCGTTAATTTACTTTCTAAAAAACATCAGCGGTATATGCTTGATATATATGCCGGACTATTTCATATGTATCCGGTAAAATATAATATTCAAACATTTCTCAAAACACAGCTATGGGAATGCTCGCCTATTCTTCCTCTAATTAATTTAAATTATATCACGCGAGTTTTGGAATTAGAAAATAAATGCTAAAATAATTAAAAAAATAAAAAATAATCATATAAAATAGATAAGGCTATATGCGTTTGTCAGCAAAACCCCAAAAAATTACTTCACGAAAGACTACGCGACCTGTAGCCAACGCTTCTGCCCCGCAATTATCCCGCCCTTCTGCTTCACTGCATTCACAGCATTCACAGCGTATAGCGCCAGCTTCTGCGCCAGCTGCAATACGAATGTCTGTATTATCAAAAAATAAAAGAAAAGACACAACACTTATGAATATACCAGACGATATTTTAACAGTTCTTTATAAAAACTTAAATATTTCTCAGCTTATGATTATGTATAGATTAAATACTTCTTTTTCTACTAAAAAGGGGGCAATGATTGATGTAGAAATACTTGATTTAACAAATGTTAGAATAGATGCAGAAGTTATTAAGTTTATAGAAGACAATATCAATAAATTAAAAATAAAAAAAATAATATTAAACAATATATCTTTTGTAGATGACGAGGTTTTTGATAAATTTATATCAAGCATTAGTTTAAGAACCTTATCAAATCATTATAAAAATGTTAAGGAGTTAGTAATCACCAATGTTAAAAACTTAAATATTTCACAGCTTATGATTCTGTATAGATTAAATACTTCTTTTTCTACTAAAAAAATGGCAATGAATGATGTAGAAACGCTTGATTTAACAAATGTTAGAATAGATGCAGAAGTTATTAAGTTTATAGAAGACAATATCAATAAATTAAAAATAAAAAAAATAATATTAGACAATACAACTTTTGCAGATGACGAGGTTTTTAACAATTTTATATCAAGCATTAGATTAAGACATTTACCAAATCATTATAAAAATGTTGAGGAGTTAGTAATCACTAATTTTGATGCTCTTGATGGTAAAGTCATTGATCCTGGAGTTGAAACTATAAACTATTTTCTAACTTTAATAGAAAATATTGGATTTTTTAGTAATTTAAAAAAATTAACAATAACTTATACAGATATTATTGCACAACTTGATTGGGATATAAATGGGCGTTTTGCATTTGCCGAATCTTTTGTTGATATGTTAGGATATTTAGAAAATTTACAACATTTAATATTTGACTATAATAATGTAGAACCAGAAGACCTTCAAGAGATAACTAATGGAGTTAGGAAAATAAATAAAAAAAGAAAGAGGAAGGATTTACATATAATAAAACAATATGAACAATCCCATAATAATACCTTTGAATTATAAAAAATATATACAGATATACAGATATACAGATATCTAAGTTATTAGTTTGCGCTCAGCACTTAACCATTTTGTAAATATTATAGGCAGCCTGTACCAGTTATTATGAAAATATTCCTTGCTAATATATTCTATGATATCATCCTCGCACATATTATGGTTAAACATCAAGTTAATAAAGTATGCATTATACTTGAAAATTGTAATAATTTCAACTCTTTTTAATCTTTCCCTTGTATATTCGTAAGTATTGTTGCACCTAATTCTGTCATCATCTGTAATATTTTCCATATCAATCCCTAAACTCTCAATAATTGATATAATATTTTTAAGACTTATTTGAAGTGTTTCCTTATTCAACTTTTGCTCTATTATCATAATCCTTTTTATTTGCGAAACAATATAGGCATTCTCTTTGAATATCTTTGCTATTATATTAGAAATACTTGCCTTGTATTCTTCATTTATTTTTAAGTCAACATCACCTTCCATATTTTCAGCATTCCATTTATAAACCATTTTTCTTCCTTTTTTTACAGATATTGCTCTTATTTGCTTAAAATATTTATATACCTTTACCTTATCAAAACTAATCTGTATATTCTTATTATTTTGGGCATTCTTACAAATACAAAGCATCATCTTTGCTTTTTCTATATCAATATCTGTAAATGCTGCATCATTTGTAAAGATTATTTCACTAAGAAGATCATTGTTCATTGCATTCATTGCATTCATTGCATTCATTGCAATCATTTTATGAACTTGGCTTTGCGGCTTTGCTATCTATCTGCTTTGTTTCTGTGTGTAAGATATTTTAAAAAGTCCAATCAATTTTTATAAAATAATAAAAAAATTAGGAAGAATTTGTTCTAATCCATTTAGAAAAATAAAAAAATTGATTATTGTGCTGTTTAGTATTATTAGACACCGAGCGAACACCGAGCGAACACCAAGCGAACACCAAGCGAATGAGCACAATTAACCACGATCTTCTTAGTGAGATCATCTTTACAAATGAAACCATTTTTAATAATATTGACATAAACAATGCCAAAATCATATCTTGTCTCTGTAAGACAGCCTGCTTAAACAAGAATATCAAACTCAGCTTTGATAGGGCTAATGCATATAAATATTTTGACAAGATATTTGACATAATTATAGATAACTTGATGTATAAAAGGAAGGAGGAATATATGAAACGCGAAGAACTGAATAAAATTTATGGAGAGGAGTATAGCATTACATCGCGACTTGAAGAAGTCGTAAGCGACTTGAAGAAAGAGAATATAAATGTGCTTTATGGATTTAGGGAGTTAATTGTTCTTGAATTTAGAGAATTTATTTATAATTACGAAAACTGCAATGGAGACAGTAGCGACATTAAATATAATTTAGATTATTGTATTCAATATAACCTTGTAGTTGATTATTTCGGTTTCTATGAATATTATGAAAATCATACCTATGACCCTAATCATTTTGTGTTAAAACCAGGAAGTCTCTACGACTTTGCAAATGCTTAGAGATATAATGAATATATTCTATATGTATATTTTTTATTTTTATAATGTAATATAGGATTAGAAAAGTAAGGTAATAGAAAGGATGGATATTTTCAAAGATATTTCGCGTTTCAATAATATGGGTGATTATTTACCAATAATAGCTGCAATTCTTATTGTGGATATTATTGGTATTATTATGTCATATTCAAATATATTAGGTAAAAATTTAAAGTTGTGGTATCAACAGTTTTTATTGTCAGCAGTCTTAGCAGATGTTCTTGTAATAT